GATATTGCAGGTAAAGGACTTAATGCGGCAGGAAAGGGTCTTACACGATTCGGTAAAGGCGCTTCAAAGAACATCAGAAAAGGATGGGACGGAGCAACCGATATTGCAGGTAAAGGACTTAATGCGGCAGGAAAGGGCCTTACACGATTCGGTAAAGGAGCTTCAAAGAACATCAGAAAAGGATGGGACGGAGCAACCGATATCGCAGGTAAAGGACTTAATGCGGCAGGAAAGGGCCTTACACGATTCGGTAAAGGAGCTTCAAAGAACATCAGAAAAGGATGGGATGGAGCAACTGACATTGCGGGTAAAGGACTTAATGCGGCAGGAAAGGGCCTTACACGATTCGGTAAAGGAGCTTCAAAGAACATCAGAAAAGGATGGGATGGAGCAACTGACATTGCGGGTAAAGGACTTGATGCAGCAGGAAAGGGCCTTACACGATTCGGTAAAGGAGCTTCAAAGAACATCAGAAAAGGATGGGATGGAGCAACTGACATTGCGGGTAAAGGACTTGATGCAGCAGGAAAGGGATTGCAGGTAGCCGGAAAAGGAATCGCGAGTGTCCCAGGACGAATTAATAACGGACTTGGTGGAAAGAAGCACTCAGATTATAAGACGATTCGTAAAGCTTATGAAGATGTTAAGAAGAAGGCGTCTGATAAGAATAATCCGGCACGCGACTATTATAAATCTCTTCTTCCAGAATACGAGAAGGGGCTAAAGAAAGTTCGTAAATCTTATAGCAAGACAGCATATGGGAGAGCTGAGTCATTTGGAAGAGGCACCCTTAATACGTTTTCTAGCGGAGCAAGAACCGTTGGCAATGGAATCCAAAAAGGATGGAACAGTGCTACTGATGCGGCTGGTAAAGGACTTGACGCAGCCGGAAAGGGGATCCAGAAAGGCTGGAAAGGAACCAAAAAGATTGCTAAGAAGGGCGTTAATGCAGCAGGAAAGGGTCTTACTTCAGCCGGTCGCGGGATCACTTCTACGGCGAGTTCTGGAGTAAAAGCAGCCGGTAAGTCTATTGACGCTGGAAAGAAGATGATCGAAGGATGGCTCGGGTTCAATCGTAAGAAGAAGAGGAGATAATTCAAAATGGGTTTAGGAACAAGGATTAAGAATGCATGGAATGCGTTCATGAACAAGGACCCGACCACGACATTCTATAGCACTGGACCCGCGTCTTCTTACAGACCAGACCGAGTCAGGTTATCGAGAGGAGCCGATCGTTCGATCATCAATTCAATCTACAATCGATTCGCATCTGATTGTGCTGCAATCACGATTGAGGAAGTAATCGTTGATATGAACGATCGATATCTGGCGGCAGCCGACACTGGTCTTACAAACTGTCTTACTTTGGAAGCCAATATTGATCAAACTGGTCGAGAGTTTGTTCAGGACGCTGTAATGTCCATGTTGGATGAGGGAACTGTCGCTGTTGTACCAATCGACACTGACGATGAGCCTAGTGAAAGCGGGGCATTCGATATATTAACTATGCGTGTTGGAAAGATCACGATGTGGTATCCGGATGCCATAACGGTTAATGTATACGATGATCGTTCTGGGCGTCATCGTGATATTACAGTCCCGAAACGAACTTGTGCCATTCTTACGAATCCATTCTTTTCGACAATGAACGAGCCGAATTCGACTTTTCAACGTCTTGTCAGAACTTTGAATCTTATTGATCAGCTGAATGAGAAAAACAGTCAGGGAAAATTGGATTTGATCGTAAAGCTTCCTTATGCTGTTCACAACGATATTCGTCGGGCTCAGGCAGAGCAGAGACGTAAAGACATTGAAAATCAGCTTACAGGAAGCAAATACGGAATTGCGTATGTTGATTCGACAGAAAATATTACACAGCTGAATCGTCCGGTCGAGAACCAACTTCAGGCTAGAGCTGATTCGTTAACGAGTATGCTATACAGCCAGTTAGGGATAAGCGAAGACTTGTTGAAGGGAAAAGCCGACGAGAAGGAGATGTTGAACTATACCAATCGAATAATTGAACCAATTCTGTCAACGATCACCAATGAGTTCAAGCGCAAATTTCTTACAAAGACTGCTCGTACTCAGGGGCATTCGATCAAGTATTTCAAAGATCCGTTTAAGTTAGTTCCGGTATCGAGCATTGCTGATATTGCCGATAAGATGACACGAAATGAGATTATGACTTCTAACGAGATAAGACAGATTCTTGGAATGAAGCCGTCGTCTGATCCGAATGCTGACGTTCTTAGGAATAAGAACATTAGCCAGGCAAGTGATCAACCGATGTATGACGAAAATGGCAATCCAGTAGAAGATGATACGGCCTATGCCGACTATGGAGGAGAAAATCAAAATGAATATTGATTTTTCTGGATGGGCCACCAAGAATAACTTACGGTGTTCTGATGGCCGTGTGATTGTGCAGAACGCATTCGCACAGAATGATGGAGAAGTAGTTCCGCTTGTTTGGAACCACGATCATGATAACCCTCAAAAGGTTATTGGTAAGGCACTTCTAAAAAATGAAGCTGGTGGAGTGAGAGCGTATTGTTCGCTTAATGACGGAGAGCTCGCAGATTATACGAGAACTGCTCTGAAGCATGGCGACATTAACGCTCTTTCTATTTATGCGAACCAGCTACAGCAGAATGGGCCTTACGTTGAAAAAGGAAACATTCGAGAGGTGAGCGTTGTGCTCGCATCAGCAAATCCGGGGGCAAGTATCGATAGTGTGACTCTGTCGCACAGTGATGACGGCAGCGATGACGAAGGAATTATTTACACCGGAGAGGAACTGGAGTTAATGCATTCAGATGATGAAGGGGAAACCATGGGATACGAGTACGACGACGATGATAATGACGATGGATCAGATTTCATCGAAGATACAATCAATTCGATGACTGATGATCAGTACAATGTCATGTGCGCTCTTGTCGGGCAGGCATCGGGTGTTTCTGATGACGATGATGAAGATGAGTACGATGACGAAGAGGATTACGTAGCTGACGATGATGAAGAAGGCTACGACGTCGATGATGACGATGATTATGACTACGACGATGACTATTCGGAGGATGATGATATGCAGCACAACGTTTTTGATTCGGACGACAACTACATGACCGGCTCTGAGCTTACTCATTCCGATGAGGAAGCAATCCTGAACACAGCGAAGCAGACCAATGTTGGAACGTTCAAGGCAGCACTTGAGATGTACGCTGCCGATAATGGTGTAACACCTGAAGATGTAATTCTTCAGCATGATGGCCTTACAGCAAGCCCGGTTGGTGGTTTCCCGCAGAGCGGCGATGGAAATGTCGGACTTCTGTTTCCAGAATACAAAGATCTTCGTCCTGGAGCTCCTGAGCTTCTCACAAATGACCAGGGCTGGATCACGATTGTTATGAATAAGGTTCATAAGAGCCCGATTAGCAGAATTAGAACTGGACAGGTTGATATCCGTAATCTGGATGCTCTTCGTGCAAAGGGTTACAAGAAGGGCGATCAGAAGACCGTTACTGGCAACATCAAGCTGGTTAGACGTACAACTGATCCGCAGACAGTTTACGTGAAGAATGCTCTGTATCGTGATGATATTACCGATATCACCGATTTCGATTATGTCGCATACCTGTACAACATTGACAGAATGATGCTGAACGAGGAGCTTGCAACTGCAATTATGCTTGGTGATGGCCGTGACGATGGAGATGCGAACAAGATTTCTCCTGAGCATATCAGACCGATCTGGACTGACGATGACCTGTATACCATCCATAAGGATCTCGACCTTACGGCTGCTAGAAAGGAACTTCAGGGAACGAACACTGGAGCAAACTTTGGTGAGAACTATATCTATGCAGAAGCGATCATCAACGCTGTTCTGTATTCTCGTGAGAACTTCAAGGGATCTGGCACACCGGATTTCTTTGTAACACCGCATATCCTGAATGTCATGCTTCTTGCAAGAGATATGAACGGTCGTCGGATCTATTCGTCCAAGGCTGAACTTGCTTCTGCACTGAACGTTGGTTCCATCGTTACTGCAGAGCAGTTTGAGAATAAGATTCGTACCACAAAGGATTCCAAGAAGAAGAAGCTCCTTGGCCTGATGTGCAACCTTGCAGATTATTCTCTTGGCGCTACCAAGGGCGGTGAGGTTTCCCACTTCACGCAGTTTGATCTGGACTTCAACCAGGAGAAGAGCCTTCTTGAGACTCGCGTTTCCGGCGCACTTACCAGAGTTTACTCCGCAATTGCACTCGAGGAGGATGTCACCAATATCGGTGGCTGATGAGAGAGGTGAAAATTCAAAATGGCTAAATGGTATGGCGTGATTGGATTCGGGGTTGAAGAGAAGATTCGTCCTGGTGTCGTGAAGGAGACGATCAAAGAGCGTTCCTATTACGGAGACGTGAATAGACTCTCCAGGAGACTCCAGATTGGACAGGATTCTACCAACCCTGATATTTCTGTATCGAATGAGCTTAGCGTTCTGGCTGATCCATTTGCCAATGAGAATTTTCAGTCAATCAGGTACGTAACATTCATGGGTACTAAATGGACAGTGTCGTCTGTCGAAGTTCAGTACCCACGATTGTTACTAACATTGGGAGGCGTATACAATGGCGATTACGGACCGCAGACTTAAGCTGCAAGATATTTTAGAGAAAATACTTGGATCAGACCATGTATACTTCAATGCTCCCAGTTCGTTACGAATGCAGTACCCGGCGATTCGATATTCTAGAACGAACATTGACAAGACAAATGCTGACAACATCGCGTATTTGTTGAACGCCGAGTATCAGATTATATTGATCGACTCAGATCCGGATTCATCGTACATTGACAGTCTTTGCCAATTACCAAAGTGTCGTCATGTAAGGCATTACGAGTCTGACGGTTTGAGTCATGATGTGTTTCAAATTATATTTTAAGGAGGATTCTACATATGAGTAAGCTTGTATGGGATCAGGTAGGAACAAGAGCATACGAGACTGGTGTGGACAGAGGTGTTCTGTATCCGTTTGTTGCAGGCGAATCCGGTAGTGCTGCGAAGCCTGGAAAGGGCGTTGCGTGGAGTGGGCTGACTTCTGTTGAAGAGTCTCCGAGCGGTGGAGATGTCAGCAAAGTTTATGCAGACAACATCGATTATCTTGCGCTGACTTCAGTCGAGGAATACGGGTATACAATCGGTGCGTACACATATCCTGATGAGTTTGCTGAGTGTGACGGGTCAAAAGAGATCGGAAAGGGTGTCACAATTGGACAGCAGAATAGAAAGCACTTCGCTTTCTCGTACAGGTCTCTTGTTGGAAATGACACGGATGGAACTGATCACGGTTACAAGCTCTATCTGATCTATAACAGCCTTGCTGCTCCGTCATCTAAGACACATTCTACAGTCAACGATTCTCCTGAAGCTGGAGAAATGTCGTGGGAGTGCTCGACTGTGAAAGTAGACACTGGTATTGATGGTATGAAGCCGACGTCTTGTCTGACGATCGACTCTACGAAGGTAGAGCCTGCAAAGCTTAAGAAGATTGAAGACATTTTGTACGGAAGTGAAGAGAAGGAAGCAGCAATGCCGACACCAGCAGAAATTCTTGAGATTCTTAATGCAAGCACCTAAGTTAAGCCCAAATCGTTATATTTTTAAGAGCCGTTGAAATATTACGGCTCTTTTATTTTTCAAATAAAGGAGAACAAATATGTACACAAAGACGATTACTTACACTGATTACAACGGCGTGGAGCGTACCGAGAAGTTCTATTTCAATATGACAAAGCCAGAAGTTCTTGAAATGGAATATGGAACCACTGGATCGTTCA